GTGGTTATTGTCTGGCTTCGTCCAAACTTAAATTCTCTACCTGCTCCAGCTATATTGTTTTTAGCAAGCTCCATTGAATATTCATTTGGCACTTGACCAGTGGCTTTAAATTTCATCCTAGACCTCCGTTGCAAACTTACTTGGCACTTCCATGCCAGTATGATTAACGTGGTAATTCAATTGATCTACATCTTCCATCGGGACATCATCGATGTTGCAGGTACTCTCGCCTCTATAGGTTGGGCTATTTGGTTCTCTATCTTCGCACCCAACAACCGAAACATGAGTAATGACCTGCCCTTGTTTCATCCCTACCCTTGCACCTTGACGGTAAGCCTCTGCTATTTCATTTCGTGCAATCCTTAATGGCCTTGATGTATTATAGTCATCCATCTCAGCTTGTATTCTCTTAGCTATCTCGGCTTGGTTTTCCCCTGCCTCAATACCATTTGCAATAGTGCGACCTAAAAGCTCACGAGTAAACTCGTTAACCCTTGGGCCAGTTTCACGCATGGTATTAACTCGCTTTGCTATCTCTGCCCTTGCATCATCAGGGTCTATTTCAAACGTCAAGATAGAGGACACATCATCCAGCCCTTTGTCGGCTCCCGATTGCCAAGCTGAATTAAATATCTGTTTGATCAACGGATCTTCAATGTCCCGATTCCATATTTCAGCAACGATACGCATTGCTTCTTTGTGGACATCTTCCGAAACCTTTGTATGAATAGGTTTGAATGACTTGAGTGCATTGAAGTTGTCAATTACTCTTGCTATCTGGCCATTCAAAAACTCTGTAACCATGTTAATCGTCGCCGGCATTTTATAGTTTTGAGATTGACGACCTATCCTCAAAAAGTCCCTCTGTATCCTTGCGACTGTTTCATTGTCTGAGAAGTCTTTTAATCTCCAAACACCCTGCGGAGGGATTGACGCCCATCCAGTGCCAGCTTTATCACGCCAAGTTTTTTTGCGAGGCTTCCCATTTGGGATAAACTTTTCCATCGAGGTAATGGGGGGCATTACCTTTATGGACTTGCCGTCTCCCTCACCCTCCGCTGGTGGTTTACCGCCTGGTGCTGTCAAGGCGGGATTGTTCAAGCCAGACACTGCATCCACCGTAATCCAATTCATTGGAATATAGTGCATATCTAACTCTGGCTTAAGCTCTTTTCTTGCAAAGCCCAATTCCTCACGAGCTTCATTGGGCGATATGATTCCACGCTGTACTGATTGGTGGATAACATCAGGTGACTTGATACCAGTAACGTCTTTATGTTTAAACTGCGCTTCCGGCAAGTAGTTGACAACCAGTTCCTCTGTAATTGCCTCATCAAACAAATCAAGCAGAGGTTGTATCGTACCTTCCATGAATATCTTTCGTTGTTCGAGTGCATTGTCATACTTGATCTTTTCAGGATCAAAACCAGTGAAAATTGGCGGCACTCCGAACATCATAAAGATTTCAGTCAGGTTGAATTTTTTGTCCTCAAGGTATTGTAATTGATCCGAGCTTAGTCCTACTTGTTGATATTTGGTCCCAGCAATAAGGATCGGTGTTTTGCCAGCGTTCTTTGACCCACTGAATCCCTTGTCCCAATATTTCCTTAGCTGTTTAAGGACATCATCACTCGGTGCTTGATCGGTTGTAAGAATACCCGATGGCACTGCACCATTACGAATAAAGTTTTTGCGGTGTGATGACAAATCTATCGAGTAGGAGTATAAATCCTCGTTCGCTCCCATAGGGCCAAGACCCCAATACTCGTTCTGACTATCTGGATTAAACTTAATGTGAATAACCTCATCAACTTCATAGCGCTGAGGCTCAAGCCCTGGTAATCTGTATTGATAATATTCAATCCGAGCCATCACGTTTGTTTTGATTGTCATGTATTGCGGATAAAGTCTGTTTAAGGTTAGCGGTTGCCCTTTGGCATTCATCTGGTCCTTGAGAATAAATGCATTACCTGTAAGCAACAAGTCAAAGCTAATAGTAGATTTGAAATCAGCAAAGCGGGTGTATTCGTTCGGGTTCTTAAGTAATGCCGTTACCTTCCTAACTCCATCACCGCCCTTGAGTGGCTTCCCTGTTGCATCAACGATAGACCACTTAGTTTTCTGAAAGTAGTTTGTAATGATATCGCACGAACGATACACAGCAGAGATGCGCTTGAGTGCATCCTGATACGATTTAAAGTCTGTAAATTTGTGGGTAATTATTCCAAGAGATGTGACTATAGAAAAAGATGAGTTGCCTATCAATTTGGTTCTGACGTTATTCAAAAATCTGGCAACGCTGGCGAAGATGCCAGACGGACTAGGTAATCCTTTTAAAAGGGCCAATTATCCAACCTCCCCGCTTTTTGCTTTTTTTAGTTCTCTCAGAAGTGGGTATATTTGTCAAGAATTTTTGCACATTATTTTTATTACACCAGGGAGATAAGTGCTGTCTGATCAGTTATTTTTTTAAATGCTAAAGACGATGCATCGACCTGATCTTTTTTACCATGAGGAAAGTTTTCCAATTCATCTAAGTAAGGCTCGATCCATGTACCACGAACAAGCTTGACGTTCCCTGCTTGGGCCTGTGATGAAAAGGGATTAGCTCTTTCTTCTTTTGATGCGCCAGGCCTTTCACCGTAACATGTCCAGCCAGCTAATACTTCTCGGACGTAATGATCAATCGTTATTTTACCACCAGAGCCACCTTCTTCTTCAATGTAAATCGGGATACGTTTCCCATCCAATTCGGCAGTCTGCTTGATTAGATTTTCCACTGGCAATGGTGATGCCTGAATGATTGACGAGTTCATGACGTAGTATATACCTTGCTTGGTTTTCCCTATTTTTACACCAGCGGTGTTTGCTGGGTCTCTGCCCTTCTTGGCTGCGGTTGCTGCTAAATCCCAAGCCCTCGCTATTGCCACCATTTTCGCCGGTGCTTCGTCCACTATCTCAAACCACTCTCGTTTGAATTTGCTGCCTCCGTGTTTTGCCGACCAGTCACCATCAAGTAATTGCTTTCTTGTTGTTGGATCGAGTTCCGATAATGATTCAATGTATGATTCTTGATCGAGGTAAGGATTGTCTTGTAACTTGGCCGGTATAAAGTATCGCTTCTTTGCTGGACCTTCGGTCATATACCTGTGCTTTACCCAGTCGTGACCTTCACCACCTGGATTGGAAGCTGATCGCATCCTAAGCGGGATGTGGCTTCCCTTTAATCGTCGAAGTCTTGAAAACAAATAAGTGTATTGTGGTTTTTGGAATTGTGTTAATTCATCAAAGCCGATGAATTGAAACTCTGATGACTGGTAACGGTATTTGTCCTTTTCGTGTTCCATGTAACCAAACGCCAGCACCGCACCAGAAGGGAACCGCCATTGCTTCTTGGTCTCGTTCCACTTCGCATCGGTATTTTTTAACCACTCGGAAGCACGGTCCATTAAAGCTTTTGGCAGGGATAGATCAGCAAATGTTCTTCTGAATAATATTGCAGAATAACCAGGGCAATCAACGTATTGCAGTGCAGCCATTAGCAGGGCATCTGATTTCCCACCACCGGCTGCACCACCGTACATAGCCTCTTTGCATTCAAGAAACAAAAAGGCCGATTGTCGTTCAGTAGGGACGTGCGGAATATACTTATTGGTTATCGGTTCCGTCAGTGCTATCAGCTTCGGGTTTGAACGCACTAGCTCTTTGTAATATTTCAATGACCTTGGCTGTTCGCTCAATTTGTTCCTCCACGTTCGTCTCTATGTTTGCATTTAATTTTATTGGCGCTCCATCTTCGTCGCCGGTAATAACAACTTTCAAATCCTCAACAAGTTCTGGTGCTATTCGCATGATGATGTCCCACGCTACTTTGTCGCCGTTCATCAGCTTGGCTACTATTGCACCAAAGGCACGATCCATTGGCCTGACACCCTTCATGCGCTCGGTTGTCTTTTGATCTAATGCAACACCAGTTATCTTTTTAAATACTTCTGGGTCTCTTGTAGTTAATATTCGCTTTAGGTTTTTCTTTAGTCCCCACGCTCCCTTTGGTCGACCGTTTGGGTTTCCGCTTTTTCCTGGTGGAAACATTTTCAAGTTCGCCAATTGTCGGTCTTTCCCGCTTTTTGGGTTTTCGTTCGTTGGGTTCTGATCGTTCTCCATGAGTTATACCCTCCAAGGTATCGGACCACTCGACTACCGTTTCATTCCCCAAAGCGTCAAGCACTGCTGCCTCGTAGCACTTGACGCATGGGGTGTAGTATATACGCCGACCTTTTGAGTCG